ATACTGGAAGACCAGGCCTACCTTGAAACGCAGGCCTTGAAAATCAAAGCCCTCTTCCTTGAAAGAAAGTACCCCTTCCTTTTCCACCTTTCTCTTCTTACCCTTCCAGAATAAAAAGCCCTTGTCCTTTTGTAGGCCCTTTAACTGCTCATCCAAGCCTATGATATTACCATCTTCACCTACGATTAAAGCCTCTTTGTTAAACAGCCCTGTAACTAAGTTTTCATCATGTACCTTACCTGCTATGGCAAGTTTTATAGCAGTATCCAAAGTCATAGCCTTTAAATCTGCCTGGTACTGTTCTGCATTAGTCTTATTCTCTTTCTGCAAGGTTTCAATCGTAGCTTTTAAAGTCTCCGTATCTTCCTTAGAGTTCTTAAGAGTTTCTAGCTGTTCGTCTCTCTCACTTACTTGTTTTTCCAGAGTCTTAACCGCCTCATTTTTTGTATTGAAATCTGCCTTGGATACAAAGTTTTCACCAATACCTTTTTTGATATTTTTTATGATGTCATCCCTACCATCAACATCTTTCAATATTTCTTCTAACCACTTCATATTATCTACTCTCCTTTTTATTCTGGCTGGTTCCAGTATGTAGTTGGCATTTTTATTCTCTTGGCCTTGAGTAATTTGTTGTAATAAAAATAAGCCTTTTAAAGTCATACCTAGGACTAATATATAGCGGCCAACGCGTCCGTTAGCCTATGTACATCCTATTGAGCATTGTTAAGAGGCCGAATGTATCAATCTAATCAATTTCATTTTTATCCTTATTCTTGTCATCACTTTACCTCTCTTTCTTTGCATTAAAAAAGACACCCTAACTTCTGTTAAGATGCCTAATCTAGAATTGTAATAATTTTAATATCCGGCTGCTCGGCAATATAGTGTTCATCTATAAAAATAGCTGCTTCCTCTTCATCATCAGCTGGATGCATATAATACGAACAATAATGTTCTCCTGATTCACCAGTGGTGTAAACAACTCTAATTTGATGCCCCTCGGCTTTTCTCATTTCCTCTAGACTTACCATTATTCGGCTCCTTTCTAGGAACAATATGTGTACCATTCTTTGAATAGTGTATTGAAAAATATCTTGTAGGTGTTATTTCTCCAGTAACTGGGTCGACATCATATCCCATCACTTTATTGGACATAATGAATTCTTTCTTAGTCCAATTTTTATTTGGATTAGTTATCTTTAAATCTCCAGTTCCGTGGTATTCATCAACAAGTTTTTGTGGGTCTACTCCATCAGCTAAATAACTCTTGCCATCATAATTATTATGACCAACTATGTGTTTACCCTGCTTACCGTCATGAATTTTTTTAATACACTCTTCAGATTTTATGTAGTCTCTTATTTCTTTGATTTTATCATTTATACCTTTTTGAATCAAGTCATTTTTTGTCTTTTTTATATCAACACTTCTTACTTTTACTTTGCTTAAGTCAATATTAAAGCCTTTCTCTTGACTTCGATTCTGTTGTTTACGCTTTAGTCGTTCCAGTTTTCTTTTTTCATTGTTGAAGTTAGTTAAATCTGTTGTTCCTGCCACCACTCTTTTTTGACGCCTAATATCTCTTTGTATACGTCTTTGTTTTTGAGTTTCTTTGTAAGCCTCGTCTACTTTGTCGGGGTCAAGCGTTGGAGGTATTGTGCTTATGCCAGGATAAAATGTATTTAGGTTGTGCTGGCAATTAACATGTAATAACCCCTCGTCAACCGCTTCACTTAGTAGCGGATATGGTCCATCTTCCTTACTTCCACCACTGAATATATCATCAATTAAGACCCTGTTTTGCCAAGGCACGCATAACGGGCATGCGGTTAGATGTTGCGATACCAAAACTGTTGTAACACCTATCTGTTTTCTTTTTGCACCCTGGCCGTGTAAAAAAGCCTTATGGTTAGATGTCCTTAGGCACATAGTAGCATAGTCTGCTATATTTACCCTATTACCATTTTTATACTCTATGTTAGATATCCCGGCTCTTAGGTAATCACTTGTGGCCTGGTCTATAGCCTGTTCAAGAGTTAAACTGCCATTAGATAAGCCTACCTGGGCCCTGGTTATAATCTGCCTGTATTGGTCATCCTGGTATCTCAAGATAGCCTTTGTTGGGTCTGCTACAGCTTTCTTTGTTTCCTTGATCAAGGCTTTTAGCTTGTCATCATTGACTCTAAAAAATACATTTTCTTTTACTCTACCTGACATCTCAAACTCTTTTAAGGCTTGCTTAGCTTCTTCCTTAGTTATTGACTCACTTGGTATTAATTTGTGAGGCTCTATAACAGGCTCTGTTAGTTTTGGTAAAGCTATCCTAATATTATTATCAAGATTTAATTGCTCGGCTTCTATGAGGCTGTCAGTGGCTAATTTAACCCCCACATCGTATGTATTTATCAGCGCTGTCTGTATTACTTTTTCAATTTCAGGCTCATAGGAACTTATAATATCTTGATTTTCTTTCCTAAATCTTTCCATATCTCTAAGTTTAGCAGCCTGCCACTGTTCCCACTTAAAGCCGTGTTTCATTTCTTCCTTCTCATGTTTGACCAAGTTTCTTTTCATAGATACGACTAGGTCTAATTCCATCTTCTGGTAGATGTAGGTTATGTCATCCCAGGGCTGGCTATTCGTTCTTAGATTCTTCTTCCGGCTCCGTTTCAATTGGATCACCACCTAAATCGTGTATATCTTCAGGATCTTCTTCAACAAGGCTTACTCCTCTTAAGGCTTTTATTCTTTCAACCTCTTCTTCTTTTTCTTCAGGAGTTAAGCTATCGCCCCATAACTCATCTACTTGCCTTTCAATACTCATAATATTAGCAGCAGCTGCCTTAGATGTAGTATCTACTCTATCCTCAAATGACGGGCTTGCATATTCACCAAACAGTAGGGACACATCATTATCCGGCACAACAACACCTACGCCTTTGTTCTCTATAATTTGTTGTGTGATTAGGGCGGTATTAACGACCTGTGGAATAACTTCCATAAGAGTATCAACTATCTTACCCCTAGTCTTTAGTGTGGTCTTTTCTTTTTCTCTCTGGGCCTCTGCATTGTCTGTCTTTTTTAGGTCAATTCCAAGTGTTGATGGTGATACTATCCCTTGTAGCACTAAGTCTAAAAGGCTAGCATATGTACTAACAAAGGCATCATAATTAATGCTTGCTTGTACCTGCTCAATCTTATCTATCTGGCCTTCTTTCATAGGCGTGTCTGTTCTTATAAACTTGTTATCAAATGAGCTTGGTGATAACACCCTACCTGTTTCAGGGTCCTTAGGTAAAAGAGCTTCAGGAATATAAGTTTTTACCTTACCATCCCTTATTGCTTCTATCCACTGTGAGACTACCTCGTCTAATGCATCTATATTATCACTTTTACGGTCCAGTATTCCCATCCCCCTGTTTCTGTCTTTAGGGGACTTATAAAATCTTAGTGGCACACACAAAAAGAAGTTACCCGACCAGGTAACATCTGTTAAGTCTTTTATTTCTTCAACTGTTGATATTGGCACTTCCTTACCATGTTCATCTGCCAGCCTGTACTCTATGGCACCCTTTTTATAGGACTCAACAAGCTTATAATTCCTGTCGTCTTTTTTGTAGTGACTATAGAATCTATATTCAACAGGTCTACCTCTTTTTACTAATATTTCTAGATCCTCACCCGATACAAATTCTATAATAGGGTAATCCGAAATTTCCTTATCGTAGGAAAATTTAAAAACGCCATCACCAACAATCAATGTATCAGTAATCGCGTCTCTGAATAGTTCACTATCAAAGTTATTGTCTTTGGCTATCTCTTCCCAGCTATCCAATATCTGGTTTTTTCCATCCTGTAAATCTCCAACCTGTAACCCCTCATAATCACCTAATATTAAATCAGTGATAGAGTCAATAATAGTTGCATATATTCCACTGTGGAATTTTCTTATAGTACCACTAGCCGGGACAGACGCCCAAAATCTAGCCTTACTTACACTATCTGAGTTAATAGCTGACTTAAAGAATTCTTCTAACTCTGACGGGTCACCTCTATACCAAATTCTATTTTTAATGCAGTTATTATTAAAACTGATTAACTCTGTCAAATTAACTGGTATATCAGTATTATTTTTTATAACATTGATCACTTTATCACCTCTCTCCTATACTAAATTTATACGGAATAAAACCATACTGGCCACTATTTATTGTATGGTCGTTACGGTCTTCTGGCTCGTATTTATCTTCTTTCCAACTATAGATTTCCATTTCTCTTATATGGTGTGGGTTGTGGTCAAGTACATAATAATATGGGTCTTGGCCATCATCATAATTTAGCCAACCTAACATCAAGTGAATACGATCTATTATGGTCATCTTCTTCCATGCATTATTAAATCTATACACAGATGCCTTTGGATTTCTGCGCCTAAACTTGTTAATTTCGGTCATTGTGGCCTGGTCTGCTGAATCTATAAAGTTATCGGGGCTAAATCCCCACTTTACCCTATTTCTTTCTAGGAATTCATAAAATAAAGGCGCTATATCACTAGGTGCTAGAGGTTGCGTTAACTTAGCGTTATTGTATACCTCTTCTTCAAGATATATCAACACACCTGTGTCGGTAATTCCTTGAAAACTCATAGCAAATGTATCAGGACTTTCGCTTGAATACGACGTATCTAGTGCGCCCGTAAAATGTATTAATTTCCACTGCTTTATTTTATGTTCCTTGCAGTACTTTTCGTCAAGTCTATTTCTAAGCCACCTCTCTGGTTTTACATGAACCTGTCTGTCAAAGTTGGGGAATACCAACCCTGTCGCTCTACCCCTAAGACCTAGTATCTTGTTCTTATACAGCTTGGTCCCTTTAGGTACTGACCTTTTTTTCTTCTCTATCTCCTCGGGGGATAAACTAAGATTATCATTAAAAGTAAAAAACCAATATCGCCACTTAGGTGTCGGCTCTACTTTTTCTAGATCTTCCATAATCTCAAGTGGGACATCTGCCTTATATTTCTTATACGGCCTGGATCTATTTATGAATTCATCATATACTGGCAGATTAGGATCATCAGGATTTAAGGTCAGTAGCATGTAGTCATTTCTGGATACAATTTCTCGCATAAATTCTATATCTGCGGTGTTACACTCATCTATGTACACACACCCATACTGACCGCCTAGAGCCATTTTCCACTTATACCTATTATCATAGCCCAGTATGTATATAATCTTACCCTCAAACTTAATGTGTGGAATCTTGTCAGACTTGTCGCCATTACCATAATATTCTGCGTGTGGGTGAATATCTAAAATACCACAGTCTGGATTTAGTATGTTTTTTTCTGCTATACCAGTGGTCTTTGCAGCTATGATGTGAAGTTTCTTATTTGATCTAGATACCATACGCATAAATTTCACACCTGCACCGACTGTAGTTTTACCAGAAGCAGTGGTCCCCTCTAATACATCAACATCAACACCATTAACAGTATTACAAAAATCTATGTACTTAGGTGATAGTGGCATTACATGATCATTCATCTAAGCCCTCACCACCTAACTGACTGATGACATCATCTAGTTTTCGGCTGTCTACATTAGCATTAATATTTATCTTGTCTGTAAATATACCTAGGTGCTTTCCAAGTAATTCTAGTGCGGATTTCTTATCGTATAGTTTCACTTCCTGCTCTGTACCAAATTCAGTTTTCTTAATTTTAATTGACTGAATACTGGCTAGGTCATCTTTTTTAACATCCAAATACACACCACCCGTTGTTACGTTGACTACATCACCTATATTGACAAATCCTATCTTTGCTAACTCCTCTATAACTCTATCTGCCGTTACCCCTGTTCTTCTTGACCTTTCTGCCATTGCCTTAGCAATCTCATTTGAAATGTTAAGTTTTGATAAGTTTTGTGCTGCAATTTCTTTAGCAGTTTTTACTGAATATCCTGCTCTTATGGCCGCCTGAGTGGCGTTAAGATCGATTAAATATTCTTCTACAAATCGACGTTGTTTGTCAGTTAATTTTGCCATCAGGCTCACCTCTCTTTCAATTCATTGCATGAAAAAAGAACCCATTGTGGGCCCTTTTATAAGTTGCTTTTATTTATTGATCTTATTTACTACATCTTTGCGTATTTGTTCTCTAATATCCCTAGCAGCTTTCGTATCATTATTAATAAACCTGCTTTTATAGTTTTTTTCAATCAATCCTTTTTCTGTCTCCTCGATTATTAATTTTCTTTCATAATTAGATATCGTTTCATTAATTATTGCTTCTGGTCTATAATCTTGTTTTTCATTATCTCTAATACTTTCCCCAACCATAACAGAGATTATACCAACTATTACACCTACCCCAAAAGCATAGACTATCCCTTTAGTCGCATCCATTAAGATTTTCTTTCCTAAATCCACATTAAACAGTAGACATGTTATCCCAGCACAAAACGGTATGGATATAATAAAAACTGCAAAAGCAAAAATATTGGCTATTGTTTTTGAATCATCTGTGCTAACAATTAGTTTTATTAAACATTCATCCAATAAAAAACTAACCGCCAAACTAAAAATAAACAATAAAACCGCACATGTTATTTTTTGTTTATTATTCCCAAATACATCACTTTTCGAATTCTTATCGAAAATACACATTATTTCGACCCCCCCTAAATACAATTATTATCTATGACTATATCACAATAAAATATTTTTCACAATATATTTAACGACAAAAAAGACACCCAATCGGATGCCTTTTTCAAAATATATAAGTCAAGGAGGTTCTCGTAACTTCCTAATTTAGTGGCGGAAGTAAAAGGCTCTTGCCCTAGGAATCATGTGAAACTACTTACTGGCTGTCCTTTATACTTCCACGATACCATAATATCACATTTGTATGGCTCTTTGTGGCTCATCTTTACATAAATTGCTTGAATTCTTCCAAAGCCCACCCGTGTTTGCGCTTTATCTGACTATAGCTATAGTCCATCTCCGCAGCTATCTGTACTAAATTCTTGCCCTTAAGATATATCATATCTAAAATCCTGATGTGGTCTGAATTAGTCATCTGGTCTAGCTTAGCTATTATATCTCGTTTTAGGTCAATAAGTTCATCAATTAGGTTGTCCATATCCTTTTCAAACTCACATATTCTATTAATTATGTTGGGTAGGCTATCTCCACAAGGTGACGTTTGTACCCTCTCTGACATCACCGCGGTACACGATTGGGCCCTTGCTCTCTCCTCTAGTATCTGGTCCTTTTTTAAATTTATCTTGGTCTCTAATATCTGAATCTGTTCTAAGTATTTCTTTGGTGTCACTACTACTCCCCCTTAACTCTCTTAATTCTAGCCTTTAGACTGTTTAGTACATAATTCTGCACATCTTCTTTACGTCTTAAGGCTTCCATAACATCCTCGTCTCTGGTATCCTGCGTTACCAGGTGATGTATTATAACCTTTTCTGTCTGGCCCTGCCTGTGAAGTCTCTTATTAGCCTGTGTATATAGCTCATAATTCCAGTTAAGGCCAAACCACACTACATGATTACCGCCTTGCTGTAGGTTAAGCCCATAAGCTGAACTGGCTGGGTGGGTAAGTAATATATCTATCTTGCCATTATTCCAGTCTAGCTGGTCCTGTGGCCCCTCTAGCTTCTTAACCCTTAGCTTAGTCTTGGCTAGTACTTCCTGAAGCCTTACAAGGTCATGTTGGTAGTTATAAAACACTAATGCACTCTTGCCATTTAGCTGTTCTATAAGCTCCATGAAGGCGTCTATCTTACAGTCATGGATCTCGTGATAGTTGTGGTCCTCATCATAAATTGCCCCATTAGCTAGCTGTAATAATTTATTAGATAAAGCTGCTGCACTCGTGGCGTCTATATCTTCTGCATCAGGAACGGCCAATATCATATCACGCTCCATAGTTTTGTACTGCTTCTCTGCTTTAGGTGTTAATCTAACCGGGATAATATTATCAGTAACTGGTGGTAAGTCCAGGTAGTCTTCTGCTTTCATTGAGATACAAATATCTGATATCTTTTCCGTGATTAGCTTTTCTGTATTTTCTACAGGTTCATATGAATAGCCCATGTAATCAGACTTAAAATAGTTTGCCCTAAATCCAAAAAAGCTTTTACCCAATCTCTGGCCACTATCTAGTAAATATACCTGACTCCACAAGTCTAATAGTCCATTGGGGCTTGGTGTTCCAGTCAACCCTATAAGTCTTTTGATGTGTGGCTTAACTGATTTTAACGCCTTAAACCTCTTAGCCTGATATGATTTAAAGCTGGAAAATTCATCACATACCACCATATCAAACGGCCAATTATTCTGATATAAATCCACTAGCCATACCACGTTCTCCCGATTTATGATATACACATCTGCTGTAGTATTAAGGGCCTTTATTCTCTGCCTCTCTGTTCCTAGCACTGTGGACACCTTTAAGTGATTTAGCTCTGGCCATTTCTCAATCTCATTTTGCCAGGTAGCTTCTGCCACCTTCTTAGGTGCTATAACTAACACTTTATTTACTAAAAACCTGTCGTATTTTAGCTTGTCTATACTCGTCAGTGTTATAAGGGTCTTGCCTAATCCCATGTCAAGGAACAGCCCTATATTGTCATTTTCTAAAATCTTATCCACACAATGTGCTTGGTATGGATGTAATTTCAAACTCACTTGATCACCTCAATTCATCCGGTATTAAATCATACCTAGACCTCTTAATAAGGTCAACTAGTTTTTCAACTCCGGGTATGCCGTAGACAACTACTGCCCTCTGATGTCGTCCTCTAATTTTACTTATCTGACTTCTCTGCGCCATAGTCAACTTACCCTTATCTGCTTTTATCTCAGCAAATATAATCACTCCTGACTCTAACACTAATATCCTATCTGGTACCCCCACATTTCCTGGAGATACGAATTTATAACATAACCCCCCAAGGTTTTTAATTTCTTTGACTAATCGTCTTTCAACATCTCTTTCTAACATCTCTGAATCTCCCTAAAAATTAGATGTAACCATCTTTATCCCTCGCGCGTATATAACCCTTAATTATAGATATTATAGATAATATATGCGCCTATAATATCTATATATCTATATTTTTATTATTATTTAGTAAAAGATGGTTACAATGGTTACATATATATTATACATATTGAAATTACTTGTTTTAGCTTGTAACCATCCCTGTAACCATCTAAATTTTTTTTGGTTACCTTGGTTACTTTTTGTAACCATCGATGGTTACATTTTGATAGATGGTTACATAGATGGTTACATAGATGGTTACATAGATGGTTACACCATTTTGAACTCTAAAATCTTACTTTTTTCAAAACCTTTTTGGACTCCATATGAGCCAAATCTTGTCGATTTTTCTAGTCGAATCCAACCTGATAATCCGGTCAATATTGATGATATCCTGTTGGATTCTCTCTTAGTACAATATTTCATATCGGTGCCAAAACACACCTGCCATATCTCTTTAACACACACCCTATCCCTATCAATTAACGGGCTTTCTGTCTTTAGATTTCCTTGCACGTATGCCCTCTGCTGGCCGATATTAAGGCTGTACCAATCCCTAGGTATCTTCATAGCAAGAAACTCTTCTATCTCTGTCTGCCAAGGGTCAATCTCCCTAAAGTCTTCCTGGAACTTCTTTGATATAGCTTCACTCTCGCCCTCTAGATATAGAGGCTCACCTAATATATAGTAAATATAAGCTTCTGCCCATATCTGGTCTATTTCCTCGTCTAGGTCCTTAAATATGTTCTTAGTAGTAGGCTCTACACCAACCTTTATCGGCCAAAAACGCCTATTACCCGTGGCATCTTTTAAGAATTCACTTGCGTTAGTTGACCCAAAAAATACACATCTTCTAGGTCTTTTAAATGTATGTCTTCCATAAGCCGCCCTGTAGATATCATGCGTCTTAGATAAAAACTGCTTGATGGCCTCAGTCTCTGACTTATTCATGGCTGATAGCTCGCCCACTTCATTAATCAGAGTCCCTTGGATAAGTTCCGCTGCCTCTTTACCTTCAAAGTTATACAGGCTATCGCTAAACCAGTTCATGCCTAACTTACTCAAAAAGGTAGACTTACCGATCCCCTGCTTACCAGTAAAAATTACCATATAGTCATATTTGACCCCGCTATCACTAAACGCCCTAGCAACGGCAGCAGCCAATGACTTCTTCATGATATCCGCTGCGTATATGGACTGTTCAGCACCTAAGTAGTCATGCAGCAGTGTAGGTATCCTTGGTACGCCATCCCACTTAAATGACTCTATAAGCTCTTTTACTTCATTTCTTTTGTTGTTATCACTTACTACCTTAACGGCCGTTTCTATCTTATCCTTGCCTGTTATCTGGTACTCCTTTTCTAACCTTAAAGCCAACTGGGCGTCATCTGAGTCTTTCCACTCTCTAGACCCATCACCACTATCCCAGGGTAGTGGACAAGTAACCATTAGCCTACCCGCAAAGTCATCTAACCATATCTTACCTTTATAATTTCTATCATTAGATAATATTAGTACGATATTGGCGATTGACTTTTCATTCTTTCCAGTATTTGGATTTTTTTCTAGCCTCTCTACCCAGCTACTGTCTTCAACATCTTCCACTTGATCTATACCGCTAGCTGTGTCTTGACCTTGACCCACTCTATTTTGACCTAGGTCACTGAAATAATCCTGGGCCTCTTCCTGGCGTTCTTCATCAAGCTTAGACATAACTGCCTTATCTACCCTAACAAGCTCTTTCATAGCCACATAAGACGGCATTTTGGATACTGGTGTACCTTCAGTCGCTTCTTCATCAAGATGTGAGAACTTATGCAGCCTTATAAGGTCCCATGCGTTAACTAGCTGACCACTACAAGGGTCTGTGGCATGGTGGGAGTACAAGAACATTCCGTCTTGGTATATAACAGCACCACCCGATGTTGACCCACCAGCATAGGTATATCTATCGTCTTTGCCTGTATCTTCATAGGCGCCTGGGATAAACTTATCCATGGCTGAAAATATATCATAGGTCCTACAAAACGCCCCCACAAGCCCTTTTTTAGTAGTAGGATCCTGTTGCTTATCTACTAAGTGCCTTTGCTTAATATCAACCCCAGGAACTTGTGGCCAGCAAGTGACATCCTTCCAGTCTGCATACTGACTAAGAATACCGTCTGCGCTTAAAAATGGTTTGTCTTCATACTTATACACGTATTCGCTATCAGATGAACAACTCGGCCAATACATTAGCCTAGATGCCTGGAATGTTGTCGGGTCTGCCATCTCTATCCCTATCATGGCTGCAACTTTTCTTGCTATAGGCTCATATTCATCTACGCTAATCGTCCTATCTGTAGGGATAATTATCCTAAGCCTGGGCTTATAGCTAGCATGCTTTCTGGTTGAATATATAACATAGTTACAACCTAGTATCTGGACCCTTTTAATAACATCATCTGTCATACCACTTGCGATATTATCAAAGTCCAGGGTAATTAGATCCCTGGACTCGATATTATGTGAAAGTCTTTGATTACCTCTAAGTACACCACCGACAAAACCACCAACGTCTTTTAATGCATCCTGCTGGGATTTTTTCATCTTCATATAATCGGCTAGACTCTCAAGTGATCTAGTAGGGGTCTTTAGTTTGTCAACAAGGTCAGAATAGTTCATAGTCTGTCTTTGCCAGTTTTTTGAATACCTATTTGACCCCACCGACAAGGTTATTTTTCTATCATTTATAAACAAGGTTACCCCCCCCCTTCAGATTTTAGCGCATTATAGGTAAAACTAATCCCGCAAGGGCATAGTCACCACTAGTGTTCTTTTCAAATACACCCAGTAGGTGTATTCTGTCATATTCATTCACGATACGTAATTCTGCATCTTTATCAAAATTCTTTAACAGATCCTTGTTAACCATAACAGGTCTTTCTTTTTCATCATCAGGATTAACCTTTAATAGCGCCGCTAAATATTCTTTTGCATCAACAGTTCGCATATCATAGCCTACTATAGTAGCCTTTTGGGAATCAACCACCACATTATTTGGAAGTATTGAACCGGTTTCTGATACCCCCTCTGATAGTCTTTTACTATTTAAATCAAACGGAAAAGAATCCTTAGGTACGCAGTATACCACGGTGTATGGTGCACATATCACCTCTAGGTAATCATCCTTTGGATATACCTTAACCTTTAAAGGTTTATCACTTAAAATATCTTTTAATACTTCTGTATATATTTTCAATAACTTCATATCCTACTCCTTAAACTTTATCATTAGACGCAAACACTAAAGACTTGCACACAAGTTTATTTGAATTTTTATCAAATATTACTACTAAATTTCTATGTCTCGGAAACGTTTCAACGCAACCACTATTGGCCCTAAAATATAGGTTGTAGTCATCCATATACTCGAATGTTAAATCAAGTTCACTGCTGTGGCCCTCTGCTAACTTCACACTATACCTGTTACCAGTAATTAATTCAGTAAAGTCTTTTAGCTGTGCATTTCTTTTCCGTCTCTCTGTTAAATCATCCTTGAGAATTCTGGCCATATCGTATTTTGATGTGACCTTGTTGGGCTTAGCTTGTGTATTTCTAGCTGGTCCAATTTCTTTTAAGTCTTTATCCGCCCCACCCAATTCATCTATAAGTTTTAGTCTTTTCACCTTTACTGCACTAAATGACCTTATGCTGCCAAACTTCTCAACGTATTTCTTATATACGATTCTGGGTGGGTGTTCAATATTATCTGCTATGAGACTTATTTCATCATCCAACCAGGGATATTTATGTACTGTCATCAACCCACCTACTTTCTTCTATACATCTCGCCTATATCAATTTGCTGGTAAACATCTTTTGATACGCTGTACCTAAGATAGTCCCCGTGATTATCTTCAACCACTATGTAATATGCTTCGTCAAATCTCTCACCGTTTTCTATCTTTTCTGGAACATGTTCTTTTTCAATGACTTTGCCCACATATAACCTATCCTGTTCCTGCTGGATAATCCTACCTGTGTGAGCCCCAGCCAAGAATATGCTGCATAAAACAACTATGACTATTGCGGCGTAGTATATCTTCTTAGGTAATTTCCTGTAATCTAAATAACTCATTTTCTTTACTCCTTTACATTTCTATTTTCCCTGTCATTAAATCGCTTAAAAGCTTGTCCCTTAATTCTGCCAAATATCTATTTTCTTGGATGTTTAAATAATATATAAACTCTTTCCAGCTATTTAATATCATCATCAAAATAGGATTAACGCTTTCACTACTTTTATTTTCAAACATAAGCTGATTTTTATTTTTTGTGAATGTTATATAGTTTTCCTTTTTGATTTTACACCCCACCTGCTCCGGAAGTTCTATGTCGTTTTTTTGCTTATAAAGTCCCACATCAAAGCCTAGGCTTCTTGCTAAATTTTCATTTATACTTAGCTTTAGTGAGTTTTTATCATCCCTAATACGATTTAAATCATTGATTATATCTTCATACTCTCTATGCCTTACCTCTGCTTCAGATTGAATATAAACCCTAGGCCTTAATTCGTATCCACAAGACTTAATATTGTTAATTTCAACCTGTGTGGCATTTTCATTTATTGTTAAGTCTTTTATCCATAAAAGAATATCTTGTATTTGTTCTGTGCTATATGATTTAACTGTTTTCTTATACACCCTATTGGTATGTGCTTTTCCCCCGAATTGTCCTCGTTGCTCTCTTGTTTCCTCCACATATGTATTGCTCATATCTATCATCTCAACTTTTGTGGTTTGCTTTTTCTTGTTGAGAGTCAACATACATGTGGGTATACTTGTTGATTCAAACATATGGTCTGGATTAAGTATTACCGATTCAATTATATTAGTATCTATTAAATTCTTTACAATATTAACTTCATCCTTATTGGTGGTACTTAATACATTGTTAGGTAATATAAAGCTTGCTTTTTCGCTTACCATATCAAGTGCTGCTAGGATGAATGCAAAATTTGCGTTACTTTTAGGCGGTACTCCATAAAGTATAAATCTAGGGTCCATTGCTCCAAATAGTGATCCATCCCATTTTAAATTATATGGTGGGTTGCATATGCATGTATCCGCTTTATATTGGCATGCGTTTACCTTATTTAACTTCCCGTATTTATCCCCTTTGCTCACACGGTATACTTCTTCGTTAAAGCTATTATTCAGGCGATCTTTACGAATAACATATGCATCAATATTTCTTACCATTAAATTGAATAGCAGCAACGGTATTACATTGTTATCAATTTCTATGCAGATGAATTTAAGCTTTTTGTTACTGTTCCATTTTTGGATGGTTAAAGCACCACTACCTGCACATAAATCTAGTACCACCTCTTCATTATCTGTTTCACTCAATTTGCCAACCAATTCTGCTAAACACTTAGGTGTATAATCTTGCTTCTTTCCCTCTCTGTCAGCTAGGTAGTATTGCCAAATTTTTTGAAGTAGATCCTCTTCGACATTTCCTGATACTATGTCTAGGTATTTATCCATATAATCGGCTTTATTATTTAAAACAACATCAAAAATTGATCCAGGCAACCCCTCTGCTTTTGTGCCAAATAATTCTAGTATCTTATCCGTTAATTCTTTTAACTCCACCCATTACCACCTCTCATTATTTTTCCCCACTTTCCAAAGACTCAATTGCAAAGTCTAAGTTTTTCCTGGCTTTTTTTAGGTCCTCAAGACCATTTTTCTTTTCCCATCTAAAGATGTATTTCATAGCATTGCCACAAGCCCAGTGTACATAACCTTTAGTACCTAAGACTGATTTTAGAACGTCCTTAGACTCTATATCTAGACCATCTAGCTTATAATGTGCTGGACTATTGACCATATCAGGCATTTCACCCGCTATATATGGCGCCACTGCTTCATTCTTAATCTGTCCCTCTAACTCTTCTCTTATCATACTTAACCCCCTAATCCTTCATATAAAATTCTGACTCAAAGCCAGCACCTTTTAGTACTAATCCTGGTGCCCATCCTACCGGCTCTGCCATTATCTCGCACACTTCGTCAAGTGTAAGATCTCGGCCGGCATCCAGTACAACCTCATCATGGATGTGCATTACTACTGGATGACTTTTAAGCCTACCATCTAATTTAATCAATAAGTCTGCCAAGCAGTCCCTAGCAATAGCCTGTACGCAGTTTTCGGTTAGCTTACCACCGTAGGTGCTTTCAGGATACCACTTGGTATTCTTCTGTGAGAAAAAGTGGATTGCTGGCTTATCAAACTGATTATCCTTGATGTAAGGCTTAGGGTAAAATAGCTTTCGTCCACTAGGTAGCTGAATTGTTAAAAATGACTGGCCGTATATAGCTTCACACTCATACCTAATCCTAAGACCTCTTATCTCTTGATCTTTTCCTGTCTGTAGGGCCTTTATACAAGCCTTATTTAGACCGTGCCATAGCTTAACTATGTTAGGGTTTGCCCCTCTCCACTTATCAACTATCTCAGTCATTTCATCTTCACTAAGACCCATCTTATCGGCACCCATAGCAACTAGGGCACCTACACCACCCTGATAACCCAGGGCAAGTGTAGCGACCTTACCACGCTGCCTTAACTCATACTCTGGATTACCCTTTTTAATCAGTTCAAAAGGTACTCCAAACATTTGACTTGCTGTAGCTTCGTATATCTTTCCATGGGTGGCAAATACCTTATTGACCCACTCTTCACCAGCTAGCCAGGCGACCACTCTAGCCTCTATAGCGGAGTAGTCAGCCACTACAAATTTATTACCTTCAGTTGGTATAAAAGCCGTCCTGATAAGCTGTGATAGGGTGTCAGAAGCATTCCCACATACAAGCTGTAGTAAGTCAAGATTCTTAGTCTTAATAACATCTCTAATGGTCTCCAGATTGTCTAAGTAGTTTCTAGGTAAGTTCTGTACCTGGACTAATCTTCCTGCCCATCTGCCAGTCCTGTTAGCTCCATACACCTGTAGCAGTCCCCTTACCCTGTCACCGCTACCCTTGCATACATCCATGGCCTTATACTTGCTTATAGAGGCCTTGGCCAGTTCCTGTCTGGTTTTCAAAAACTCCCTAACATCTCCAGGTATATCATCTCTTGATAGAAGACTTGCTACTGTTTCCTTGTTGGTGTTTTCAACTCCATCTACCCTTTCCTGCAGCCAATTTAGTACTTGACTAGTTGACTTAGGATTATCTATCCCAGTTACTTCCTTGGCTCTTTTAATGAGTCTGTCAGACGATTCATCATCAATAGCCAGTGCGCTATTTACCAGGTCTACATCCACCTTAACGCCTAAAGCATTCATTGAGTCTGATAACTCCCACAGCCTTTGTTCAATATCAGGCACTGGAAATATAGATAATCTCTTATATATCTCCATCTCGGCCACAACGTCCTGCTTACAGTAGTCTTTAAACATCTCCCACTTGTCTAGATCGTGGTGGGGTAGGTTTCTAAGCCTACCACCATTAACCTTAGTTGGCTTACAAGGCTTAGAAAAGTAATTAATGAGTGCCTTACCTGCCGAATCTTTTTTCTTATCCTGTGGTAATCCTATGGCATTGCCTGTCTTGGCCAGTCCCCCTGGATAGCCTAGATACATAGCATGAAACATTGAACAACGCCAACCACACCTAGTACCTACATCATATCCGGCTGCTAAAAGTGCGTTATACTCAAATGAAGCATTATAGGCATGCTTGATTACTTCATCATCTGCCATAGCCTTAATTATTTCATCAGGTAGGACCTCACCCTGCATTAGGTCAACTATTTGAACTTCTCCAAAGTCTATTGAGTATGCAAACATAAGGACCTCAAATGCTGGGTCTTCTACATATTTATAAGCCCCGCTACTGGTGATATCTATCTCTGAATAGGTTTCTATATCTATATTTAAGTGCTTCATAGCTAATCCCTCAAAACTCCATAGAAGTTATATGGTCCACTTTCAGTAAGGTCTAAGTCAGCCACGATAATCCCCTTTGATGAAAACTGAATACTGTTATAGTAGTTGTCTGCCAGGATATCAACTTCGTCTATTTCAACATCTCTTTCCTTAGCCTTATCTACTATTTTGTTTAATGCATCTATAAAAACTTCAAATTCCATATTTTTAACCCCCTATATCGGTAAAATAAAGAGGGGTAAAAACCCCTCTATTAAGTTCATGTATTATACTGGCTGTCCTGTAATAGGATCTACTGCTGGCATAGCTACAGCTGTAAATGCATCCTGTGCGTTAAAACTAAATCCTAGTGCCTCACCATCTCTTGTCTTCTGAATACCGTTAAGTCCAAAGCCTATCCCTTTCGACTGGTTGTCATATGCATATATGGATAAGGCTACATGACCATAACAACCACTATACTCCTGCGACTTATCTAGTACTGGCTGCACTCTCCGGTCC